CGCTAGCTCTAAAAATAATATTGGATTTCTTTTAGCAAAAATCATTAAATCTCTTTTTAATTCGTTAGATGAAAGTTGTGTAACTTTTTCTCCGAATTCAGATCTTAATATAGCTTCTGCGTGATCCACATCTAGGTTTTTAGCTTCCGTAAGGGCTTCTAATTCTAATTCAATCCAATCAATTTGATTTACAGAATCTTGCTCCTTATCAAGCTCTTTATATATTTTATCTTTTAATGGATGATATATTGATAATAATTGTTGCAATGCAACTTGTTCTTTAGGAACAGTAAGTGTTCCGTTTTTCATTACAATTCTACCTAATGTTGCTTCACCTTTTTGTTCGTCAGCAAATGGCGACTTTTGGTTTGTAGCATACCTAAGCTCTCTTTGATATCCAGACTTTTTATCAAAATATAATAAAGGTTTGTTTCTTGAATGCTTAGAAGGTATTGTAAATATTAATGGGGTTTTTCCAGTTACTAAATAGTATACTCTGTCTTTAAATTCCCATTGTGGTTGTGCAGCTTTTTTTGGTTCTGCTTTTACTTGAGGAGCAACCTCAACTTGCTTTGCTTGTGCTTTTGTAGCCATGATATAATATGATTAAATAATTTTATAAGAGTAATAGTTACCCCCGTCAATACAACGAGGGTAAAGATTACATTAATTTACTATGCTGCGATTTTCTTGAATAACACGAAGTTATTTGCCGCTTGTACACATAAACATCTTTCTGATAAGAAGTGAACGTTCATTGCATCCTCGTCGCTTGTAAAGTTTCCACCAACAGATCCAGTGATCCAAGATTTCATCTTTCTATCATCCGCTTCAGAAGCTCTGTAACGTACGTGTAAGAATGGTCTTGAAATGTTCTGTCCTAATTGCTGATCGTAAACTGTAGAAGTTCCTGCTGGTACCAATACACCTTCAATATCTCCAACTAATCCACGAGTAGTAGCGTCGTTTAAGTATTTCCAGTCAGTCTTATAGAAATCGTAAGAACCTCTTCTGAATCCAGAGAACCCTAAGTTCAATGCCATTTCAGAGCTGTTGTTAAATACTCCATAAGAAGATCCTGTTGCGTAAGCTGAATTAACAGATGCTAACATATTATCAATTCCTAAAGAAGCTGATCTATTTAAGAACATCATGTTCTCTTCAATTGATCCTTGCTTGTCTAGTTCTTGTAAAATAACGTCAAAATCGTTAAGTCCGTCTGCACCACCAAAATCAACATCTGAATAAACTAATCCTCTTTGCTCTAAAGCAGAGAATAATCCATCAGAGCCACTAAGAGTAGTACCTCCTCCAAAACTAGTGTCTTGAACTGTAATACCAGCCGCAGATTTTTCCGCTTCTAACATACTCATTTCTAATTGATCTTCAAAACGAATTCTAGCTTCGTGCTCAGATTTTAAGTACCATAAGTATCCAGAAGTTCCAGCTTCAGTAGTAACTTCAACCCATCCAATTTGAGCAGTATCAGAACCGTTCACGTTGTATTTATCTCTTAAGATAATTGGTTTGTTGTTAAATTGCTCGAAAGCTGCATCAACAGAAGTTCCTGCGTTAGAAGTTCCTTTTCCGTATTCAGAACCGTATACAAATATCTTAGCTGCTGCGTGAACTGTAATTGCCGCTGCTGCGTATCCTGTTACAGTTAATGTAACAACACCTGCTACTGGTGCAGATACAGCTTGTACATAAGCTTTTTCAACTACTAATCCATTTGCTGAAGCAATTACGATAGTAGCACCTGGGCCAATAACGTTTTGAGAAGCTCCTGCTGCGTTAGCTGGAATAATAACTGAATTAGCTGTAGTCTCCACTGGATCGTAAGCTGCGTGTAATCTACCTTGCTCAGACCATACTACTACGTCTGATGCCATAGGCATTTCTGCTCCTACCATACGTAAGAATCCAGAGATAGTACGGTTTCCGTATCTTTCTACTTCTTTCTCATATACTTCTGGTAAGAACTGTTGTGTAAAATCCATGTCTGATAAAGACAGGTAGTTGTCGTTAAACAACGTTTGTGTAGGTCGTGGTGTTAAATGCGCCAATGCGCCAGCACTTCCTGTAAATGATCCTAATGCCATAATTTTTAATTTTTAAATTTTAATTTCTTGTTTTTACTCCAAACTTAGAAGTTCCACCAGACTTAATTGACTTAAATGACATTCCCGAAGTCGGCTTGACGTTTTCATGAACACCCCTTGGGTCCATATCAATATTCTTCGATTTTTGTACACTTGCTTTCATAGCATCGGTTTTACCTTGCTCATAAAAGTGATTTGCAATTGCATCTGCATTCATAGCTGTAAATAAAGACTTGTGATATCCCGCGGCGTCGCTCATTTCATTTTTATCGTTCAAGAACTTCTTGACAAAATTATTGATATCGCCTTGAGCGTCTTTAACCTGATCCGCATTTTTAACTCTGTAACGAAATTTCTTTTCACCAACATTGAAATCAAAACCTTTGAAATCATTGGAAAAAAGCTTTTCTGTTTTACTGTTAAATGCAGATGCTTGGTTTTCAGCTACTTTACTCGCTTCTTCGTTTTCTTTTTTATAACGATTGAAAAAGTCAACCGCTTTTTTTGTTTCTGGGTTTAATTTAGACCCAGCTTTTATTTCTTCGTAATACCTAGATTTTAATCCATCTAAGTGATTTTTAGCTTTTGCTAGCTCTTCTTTTCTAGCTAACTTTTTTCTTCGAATGTCTCTATCTTCATCAACCTCTTCGTCGTAAGAAAAATTGTCTTCCATTATAAAATCAATTTCTTCCCTGTCTAAATGAGGTTTAGTAGTTTCATAAAATTCTCTTAATAGTTGTGTTTCATTTAATGAAGCATAATCGGTGTTAAGCTTTACGTAATCTTGTAAACTACCCCCGGTCTCATTCATAAACTCAACCACTTTTTGAATATTATCCGGTAATGCAATACCAGCATCCGCTTCGACTATGGCTTGCTCAACTTGTTCGTTAAGTTCTTCAACTTGTTCAGCTACTTCTTCGTTTACTATTTCTTCAAGAACGGGTTGTTCATCTTGAACGGGCTCTTGTTGTTGTGGTATTTCTTCAACCACTTCTTCGCTAATTGCGGCCGGTTGATCATCATCCACTGCATTTGTTTCTTGCTCTGGAATGGCATCAGTTTCTGGTTTGTTTAATAATCCTAAGTCAACCTTAATAACCCCGTCGTCAACTGACACAGGTTTAGGTTCTTCTACCTTGACTTCCTCAACGGTAGGTAATTCTTGTTCTAATTCTTCTGACATGATAAAATATTATATAATTGTTACTATTATTATTACCTAGGGTCTGACGAACCTAAGTTAAATCCACCGCCCATTGTATCGAACCCACTTGACTCGAAGTCTTGTGCTGGCAAATTGTTTTGTCTTTGTTGTATTAATTCACTTTGTTGTGTAGCTTGTAATTTAGTTCTGTCGTCTTTTCTATCTTCTTTGTCTACTATCTCAGATTTACGACCTTGAACCTCTAAACCTTTAAGCTGTAAATTCATTTCAAATTCTAATTGCATTAGCTCTTTCTTTAAAGTAGCTTCTTGCATTAATTTTTGTGTATCAATTTGAGCTTGAGCGTTTGCTAACTCTATTTTTTGTTGTATTAAAGCCTGACTCTTTTGAACCTCTGCTTGAGCTGCTACTTGTTGCGCTTGTGCATTAGCTTGGGCTTGAGCTTGTATATTTTGTTGTTGTATTTCTTGGTCTTTTTTCTGTTTGTCTATTCTTCTTATTTTTAATAATTGATTAGCCAACTTAAGATTTTTAATTTCTCTAAGATCAATAGCATCTGATAAATCAATCAACCCGCTTTGTACAGCCGCTTGTATATTGTTTTCTAGTACAGCTCTTTCTTCTTCGTCTGGTTGTAACTCAATAAATATACCAAAATCATAAAGATATAAATCTTTCATTTCTTCTAATACAGCTACATTTTGATTACCTATTTTATGTATAAAAGCTTCTCTTGTTGGAGAATATTCTAATATATCTGAAATTCTTAATGATAAACCCTCACATAAATCCGATGTTAAAAACAAACTTCCATCTAATATATGTCTTGTTGCTACATTTGAATTTGCTGCTGCCATTTTTTGTACGCCAACTAATGCTCTAGAATCTGGAGTACTTCCATCTCTAGCTTCATTTAATCCGGTTACGTCACGGATCATTTGCATGTAGTAATTGTAATTGCCAATTAGTGATTGCATTTTACCGCCTCCAGCTCCTGTAGTTATTTCTTGAATAGGAACTTTACCAGGATTCATATCACCATCTTGAGTGAACGATCTACCGATTACAGAACCTGTTTGAAAAAACATATTAAGCGCTTCTTGCGGATTGTAATTTGTACCGTTACCTAAATCAACTTCAGCCAAGCCGTCTGCATCAAGATAAACTCCATCCGGAACCATTCTTGACATTACCTGCTGTAATTTTAAATGAGTTAATTGAATCATATCCGCAAATCCAGTTATACGACTTACTATAGATTCTATTCTACCTCGATACATTCTAGGAGCAACCATGCTATAATTCATTTTGACTTTAGAGTAATCACTCTTTGGTCTAATCATATTCTTAGCCAGTTCCCA